TTTTCTCGTACCACATTTTGTTACTAGCTTTCATCTTGTCCTTGTTTTTATCATAGTAATCAGGGTCGTATTTACTCATATGTCCTCCTTAAAATGGTATGTCTTCGTCTTTTATGATGTCATCATTAAAAACGCTTTCTATTGTTTTAATATCTTCCTTGGCCTTATTGTATTTGCCTGTATCTTCTGCAGGTTTAATACAGATACTTGCGTTTCTTTTGCCATCACGCTCATTGAACCACAACGTTATATCCATAACTTTGCCAGCTGGAATGTGTATATCTTCCTTAGCTACAAACTTAGGATTGCTTAAGAAAGGTGGTGCGAATGGTTTTTCCGCCTTGATGCCCTCTATTTTCTTGTAGAAAGCATCGGTTTCATCACCATATGCTCTGTCATTGATAAATATATTTATGTATTGTTTTGCCATTTTATCCTCCATAGATAAGGTCAAAGTTTAATTTTGCTGTGTATCTTCTTTTCTTTTCAGGTAGTTCTTTTTTACCTAACAAGGCAAGACTATACTCTTCTAAATGGTCAATGAGATAATTTTCATAGTCTTTATTTCTCTCAAATCTCCATATTTTAGTAGCCAATGGTGTCCAATTAACCAAATCTACTTGTTTAACGGGTGTGCCTAACATGTTTAATATCATCATTTGACCCACTATCTGTGGCAAATAACGCTTAGGAAACTCTTTATAATTAGTTTTTCCCATGTTACTGCACTTCACTTCAATTAATGTAGATTGGTCCTTGCTGATACCATCGGGTGTTGTACTGATATCTACTACAGTATCTTCTTTTAGGTTTAGCCAGTCCTGGATAACATAGTTTTGTTGATTGTCGCCATAATCTCTAGCGGCCATCTTGTTAACTAATATCCATTTACCAATACCACATGTTTCATGCTCGGTACCATAGTCTACATAGCACATCATTTCTTGCGGTATTTCTTTGACCTCGCCAGCCAAGTCTAACTTCAATTGCTCTTCACGTTTAGTGTCCATGCCAAATGCATAAGCCTTAAACATTGAACTACGAAGATTGTAAGACTTTGCCGAACTGTTTTTCATCGGTTCTACCATCTGCAATACCCCCTGTTTTTAATTGATTTTCTATTTCTTTCTCAACATCTTTAGCATTTTGTATTGCTACAAGATTGTCATCAGTTACTTTAGTCTCTTCTTTAGGTAAGAATGGTAACTTGTTAGGTGTAGTTGACCCATTCTGATATAAAGATAAACCTAGTCCAAACTTAGCGAATGCTTTTACCATGCATCGTTGCATGTTATCTTGTATGTCACTTGCATTTGGATTAGATATAGCATTGTAACTATTGTCATAAACAGGCAAGAATGCTTCTTTATGTAAGTTACCTATATGTACTATGCATTTGAGTAGCATTGTCCCATCTTCATATTTTTCAGGGGCAAACCATTTAACCTGATATTCAGGATAGAAATGTAACATGATTTGGTCTGCGTAAGCCCATGGTAAATAAGAATATCTACCTTTAGTCTCAACCATACCTGTTATATCTACCTTAGATAAGGTGTCAGCTACCTCTTTGTATGTGTATTTTGTCATATTGACCTCCAATATTGTTTTCATGTCCATAATATTACCATAAATAACTTTATAAACAAGTTGATTATTGAAATAACCACATATATAATCACATTAAATAACAAGTGAGGTACAAAATGAGTAAAGTAAAAGAACTATTATATGATGAGGAGCAAGGAAACTATAAAGATTTAGAAGAGATTGCTAATGAGAATGCTATTATTGCATTTGAGAAACAGGTAGAGGAAAAAGAGAATGAATCAGAGGGAGTTTAATTCTTTCATGGATGTGATTGAGAATACATATCCTAAACAAGCTAAGATAAATAACGTACAGCGTGGTATGTTTTGGCTAAGTTTACAAAAGTATGATTTAGATGATTGTATGTCTGCCCTTCTTTTGCATTGTGAAACTGATGATGGCGAGTGGAAACCACAGATATGTCATCTATCTAAGTTTCTAAAAACATCAGAGGAAACCATTAGAGGTATGTTTAATGATTTCTTTAGACGTAAAGACGTTAAAGATGAAAAAGCTAAGGCTATATACAATAGATTGGGCGGGTTAGAGATGCATAAGTTACCTGAATATCAAACTAAAAAGCTGGAAGATAAGTTTGTACAGCTATATTTAGAAGAAGGTAGTAAGGAAACTTTTGCCGCTCTTCCCGATAAATTAAAAACAAAACTAATAGGTAATAAATAATGTTGCAAGCTGGTAAAGGAGATAGGTATAGGCCTGTTGACCCAAAGAAATATGGGGATAACTACGACAATATATTTAGAAAAAAAGAAAAAAAGGAAAAAAAGAATGATAAGACTAGGTGAAGAGGAATTAGAAAAAGCTGTAATAGAGATTAGAGAAAAGGGTTCTGAACTTGCTGAAGCTGAAGCTCAATATCAATATCTAGAATCTATGCATAAGATAACTAAAGCTACAGTATTTTTAGAGACCGCTGGTCAAAAACTTACTGTAAGAGATAGAGAGTCAATGGCTGAATCACATAAGGATGTAGTTAAGTATATACCTTTAATTAAAGAGCAAAAGAAAAAGTATTTGTCTTTGCGACATCACATCAGCAGTATCGAAACCGCTTGTAATTTATTTAGAACTAACTCTGCCAATATCAGGGGAGAGAAAAAACTATATGGGGAGCTATCATGAAACATAACAACGACTTTAAATATGATTTAGATTTTGGAGTAATATCTGAAAAGTTTTATGGGAAAGTAATGCATGACTTAATTGAAGGCAAGACTGAATGTAAAGCTGAGAGAGACCAATGGGCCAAGACTGGCAACATGTTTGTTGAGTTTGAATCTAGAGGTAAGAAAAGTGGTATTGCTACAACGCATGCAGAACATTGGGTGGTATCATTTTATAAAGGAAACAAGTTATGTTTTACACTAACTGTGCCGATTGAGGACATGAAAAAGATAGCAAGAAAGGGTAAGCTAATACAAGGAGGAGATGAAAATACATCTAAAGGTATGCTTGTAAAAGTAAAAGATGTTATGGACTTCTTTATGAATGGCGAAGAAACCTAATAAAGCTACAAGACGATTATATGAACTGGCTGTCGATTATGGCTGTATTGTATGTAAGAATAAATATGGTGTGTATACTCAACCATGCATTCATCACATAACTGGTGCTGGCATGGCGTTGAAAAGTGATGACTTTATACCACTTTGTCATCATCATCATCAAGGAGGAGAGGGTATACACACTCTAGGAACCCGTACATGGGAGGATAAATTTGGAAGACAACAAGAACTACTTCGAGAGTTTAAAGAAGTCTGTAAAGAAAAACTTAACTGATAAAGGAGTTATAGTTCACTTTACCAAAGGCGATGACTGTCTTATAGATATCATTTGTAATTACAATGGCAGAATAGCTATGTTTAAGTTCTTGGTTGAGAACAATTTAATTACTGATGGCATGTATCAGTTTAGAAAAAAGTTTTATAAATGGTATTACATTGTTAAAAAGCCTGTAGATGCACTAAAGATATTACATGGAATGCCAATAGAAAAAAGAGTAGATGAGCAAAGAGTTTCTGATGATAAAAAACCAAACAAAAAACATAAAGAAATTAAAGTAGATTTATTTCAAGAGTTTTTATTAAACATTGGCAAAAGATGCAAGAAATAAAAATAGATAATAATATTCCTGTGCCTGGTAAACAGGGTGGAAGGCCATGGAAGTATAAAGAATATGTTGATGCTTTTATATCAATGAAAGAAGGAGAGTCTTTTGTTGTATATGATTATAATGTCGTAGATTCTGTTAGAAGGTATGCATGGAAGAATAGTTTACCATGTAGATATAGAACATTAGCTAGAGATAAATATAGAATATGGAAAGCTGATGAGTAAAAAGTATTGGGCTAAGAATGGAATTAGTAATGACAGAATTTATTGGCACGCTCTTGTTAAATCGTCTACTAGATTTACTAGCGAAGAAAGAAGTATACTATATAAGATAGAAGACAGTTTGCCTAAGCCACATCAAGAAAGTGATAGTAGTTTTCCTTGGGGCGTTTCTTACGCCATGCAAGTGTACATGATTGAGAGATATCAAAAAGATGGAGAAAAATATTTACAATACCTTACATCTCGTTCCGCAACAGAAAAGAAAAGATTACAGGAGAGAGAGAATGAAAGTTGAATTATTAACACTTTTAACTGCCAAATCTATGAATTATGAGGTATCATCTTCTGCGAACCACGATGCTATTACCCCACAGGATATAGCTGCATTTTTAGGGAGTAGGGGATTGACCACAGAAGAATATGATTTTCTCATAGCAAAGTACACAGATAACAATTACGCAAGAGCAATGTTCTTTGACGATATATTTATAGATTGTGCTGATATATTTATTAAGGATAAAAAAGATAAACTAGTATCTAGTGATAAGTTATTGGTGCGTGCATTTGTTAATCTTGCCATCTCTGAAGTTATGGATAATGTGTGTCCTTTTTGTTTAGGCAGAGGTTCGGTTACTAGTGGTGATAAGATTGTGAAGTGTGAACATTGCCAGGGTACTGGACAATTTATATATGATGATAATAATCGATATGAAATTATGGGATATGACAAGAAAGGTTATATGGAATTTAAAAAACAATATATGAAAGTTTTAGAAAAGATAAAGGATATAGAGAATAGTGCTTTATCTAAGATTGGAGATGAATAAAAGTAATCCAAGATACATTAGGCCTGGGTTAAGGCATGACGTTTTAGTAAGAGATAACTTTACTTGTTGTGATTGCGGAGCTAAAGCCCCTGATGTTAAGCTGGTAATCGACCATATAATTCCTGTAAAACATGGAGGCAAATCAGAATTCTCTAATTTAAGAGCCACTTGCGAAACATGTAATCAAGGTAAATCAGATAAGATGCCTGGTGAAATAAAAATACTAGAAACAAAAAAGAAAACCATAAAAAAATTACAAGAAGAAAAACTAAAGATACAGAAAGATTTAGAAAAACAAGAAAAAAAATTAAAATCTAAAAATTTTATTCCAACAAAGATAAAAAAATTTATGGAAAAATTATTTTCTGAATATGGATTAACAATAAAGATTAATAAAGTCGGGTTAAATACTATAAAAAGATTAACAGAAAAACATTCTATAGAAAGAATATATGAATCAATAGATACATCAGAAAATATCTTAGAACAAATTGTTGAAAAAGAAACTTTTGAAGAAAAAAAAGAAGTTATAGAAAGATTTATAAATACTGTTATTTATCACACAGAAACAACAGATTATGAAAAAAGGAAAGGGTACTTAAGAGGTGTTGTAAGAAATAGAGTTTCATATTTTGGGGATTCTGAGCTTTATGCCTTGTCTTCAGACCTTGGTTGCTTTATGAGACAGTTTGATAATAAAAGAGATAAGATGGAAGCAATAGAATGTTTGATAAAGTTAGCTAAAAAACATCCAAAAGGATGTTCTTATGGGTCGTTAGGTGTAAAATTTTACGAATTTATAGAAACCTTTAGCGAAGCCTGTAAAAATTATAATAAAAAATAATTAATGAAAAAAAACAGGCTCTAGAATGCCCGTAATCCAATTTAATTAAGGTACCTGGTACGATTATAACCCACTAATGCGTAAGTCTCTTCTCGTCTATCTCAGAAGCTTCTGAAGGCTGTTCAACCTTTTCCTCTTCTGTGTGGTCCTTAATTGCTGCTAACTTAGGTTTTAGAGCAGGAATCTTGCTAACTAGGCCTTGTAACTCTTCTATTAGCTCCTCGTCAGTTTTATTTTGTCCTTTCTCTACATTTAGATTTATATTCTGAGAACTAAAACCACCCATCTCTAAAACTAATTTTGCTGTATTGAGTCTGACATTGTCTTGCTCGGAATGTAATAGGTTTTGTAATACAGATATTGCGAGTCCTGATGTAGATGCTATACGCTCTTCATTCTTTTGTTTGATTTCGGCAACATATTTGTTTTTAAGATAGTAGCCCATCTGTCTAGAATCATCTTTCCATCCAGCTTTAGCTGCACTAGCTGATGCGTTTCCAGCTGTATCACCTTCTGTGTAATACTCTATAAATTTTAATTCTTTTTCTCTATCTATTCTTTTGGGCATCTGCGTTCTCCAATAACCATATCTTTAATTTATTAATTGTCTCTTTAGGTAGAGGTAAGTCTTTTCTATATTTAATCCAAGACTTATCCAATACGAGACTCCCGTCTATATCTACTTGTGTATCACTTCCTGAGATGTGACTGACAAGAGTTATAGTTTTGTCGTTTTCTTCAACGACTAATCCGATTGATATACAATCGGCTAAATCGTTTTCTAATTCTTTTATATTTGTCCACCCTGATGTTGGGGTGATTGCGTCTTCCCAATTTATCACTACTAGTTTTGGTTTCATACTGTATATTTTTTACCTCTAAAGAATGCTGACCTGTGATAGTTACTAACCTGTACTAATTCAGGATGAACTGTCTTTTCTTTTGGGTCTACAGTAATAACAGCAAATCCGTTATTCCAATCATTAGCTACATTGTCTTCTAAGTATGGATGATATGCTTCTGACAAATGTCCTGTTTGTATTGCCATTGATGTAGTTGAATAAGTATTAAATGTTCTAGCATTTAATTGATGTGTGTGGCCTGTTACAATATGTATTCCACCACGCATAGCGTTTTGATAAGCGGTATGTACGCCACCTCTCATTCTGTGTTTAATCATTACAGTATCATCAACTAGGTGTGACATTGCCCATTCCCAGTCAGGAAATAAACTTTGTATTTTAAATGCTTCTAAATCTTCAAATGCTCTACCCCAAGACATAGCTACTTTAGATAATCTAGTTTCATGATTACCGAAGGTTGCTATTTGTTTTACAGGATATTTAGCTTTATCAATAATCTTTTGTATTTTATTTATTTGAGCTTGAGAATCATAAATCTCTTTTTGTACTGTTCTTTCTTTTGGCCTTATCTCTGTGTGAAACTTTGCAAACGAAGATAGAATAGATAAATCCATAATATCACCATTAGCTACAACTAATTTAAGTTGTCTTGTTTTAAGTAAATCTTTTAACACCTCGCACATAATTTTAAAAGATACTGTTTCGTGTCCTTCAAAATGTGCATCACTAAATACCAACATACAATATGGAGTGTTAGTTATTTTTACATGATTAGTTAGTGGTGGTAAGTTTGCCCTTTCTATTCTAATAATCTCATTACAGTTTCCATCTGAATGCGGAGCTAATCTTACGCCAGTTAATTCTTCTGCTTGCTGTCTGTAAAAAGACATTGTTCCTGAATCTGTAGATAATCCTAGATATTCAAAAACGTCTTTTTGTTTTTTCATTCCTGGCAGGTTCCAGGCTCTTACGATGTCATGTGCTGTGGCTAGCGATATGCTAGACCTATTTGTGCTTGGCATGTTTTTTTTCCTGTGTAATTAAATATTCGAGATACCACTTAGCTTTCTCTAAGTCTTGTATAGGTGTGCCTTTGTAAGGGAATCGGGTAACGTATTTCACGATGTTCCCACGAACATAATCCATATCCCAGGACCTGATGTATTCGATTGTCTCTATACCTTTAGTATAATGACTTGGCCGATTAATAAGGTCTTCTTTCTTCTTCATCAATCTTATCCATAACTTCATCCCAAGTTATTGCTTCACAGTTTAAGAACACTATACCACCATATTTATAATCAAGTCTATTATTAATCCTTGACTTTATGCTGATTTCTGCCCCTGGGTCTATCGCATGGATTGCTTTGATGATTTGCATTTCCCTTTTTGTATAAGGTATATTTGCACTCATAGTTATCTCCTATTAGTCTAAGCGAACATCCATCTTGTGATGTAGTACGACATAACTAATATTAGTATAAACTCTAAGACTGATATTTCAGGTCTTAGATATTTCGTTCTTACCTTACTTAATAAGAACTTAATTATCTTTATCATCTCATTAAAGGATTGCTATTTCTAGCTTTTAAGTCCTCTACCTGAGTTTTTAATATTGATAATTCTTTTTCTAAAGGTGTAATATCAGGTACTGATTTAGATTCTAGCACCTCAACCCTTTGAATTAATTGACCTTGGAAAACAAATAGACTACCAAGACTGATAGCTATACCTAGTATCCCTGCAATTACCTTGATGTCCATAGTCTGTCCTCGTAAGTTTGATTTGGGTAAATGTCTC